GTTGAATTAAATCGTTTGTTCGCTTCGGCTTGCATAAGCGGAAGTAGTTCTGATTTATCGATAGTGACTAATCTGTTAGGAATACAGATGAGAGAGTCGTCACCCATAACTTTGATTATGACTGAATCGTCATAGAAGTTGAGAGCTTTAAGGATTGTAACTATCATAAGATAGTTGTACATTGAATCGAGGTACTGTGTTGGGTACAGTCCGGATGGTAGTCCTGCATAGTTGCGAGAGAATACTTGGCCGTTTGGTAAAACAACTGGTGTTTTACGAAATGCTGCGATTGTCCATTGCCAGAGCCGTTCAAGGCGCGTAGCTTTGGTGTAATCCCATGTTGCGTGGGTTGAGCTATAGTCACGAGTAGGCATGTAGCCTTCGTTAAATGTGAGATAACTGCGAATAAGATTAAATAGGTCGTCAAGGACACTAAAGTAAAGGAACTTGTCAAAGCGTTTCCAGTCTATCATTATGAATGTAGACGTGCGAGAGACGCTAAAAAGTTCGTAGTTGAGGCGCATCCAGCCACCATTGAAAGTTTCATAACCCCAGAGAAGTGGAGTTGAACCTTTATTCCGTTTGTAATGGGCAAATAAAGCCCAGAGGAACATGATGTGAGCGATGATCCAAGGTTTTGGAACACCGAAGATTGAGCGTACTTTGGGAAGTGAGTCACTAGTAACTAAAGCAGTTTTGATGTGCAAAAGCATGTAATAGAAGTGCCTGTGGGGGGGCTCGTTTCCATTTTTGATCTGGTGATGCCACATTCGAGTATATTCAAATATGATTGGTTTCATGTTACCGGTTGACGGTTTGGTATTAGGCGGGAGTTTCGATATAAACGTTTCTTCTGTGGAGAAGGGTGCTTCAGCGTTGGGTCGATTTTTCATTGGATAGTGATGTTGAATATCACATATGTGTACAGGGCGTGCGAGTCGCGGAGGAGCGAAAGCGGTGCGTGTTGCTTCGAGAGCAGAGTAATACTGATCGTCTTTGATGACGGAAAACTCGGGTACGTTGCCAGTGAAGAAGTCTTTGAAGATAAGTTCTTCGGTAACTTCATGTCGTATGTATCCATCTTTGATCTTTGAGATTTGATCAGCGTAGAGATACTTCTGAAAAGCGTGCATTACAATCCGTTGGTGTGCTTCTAGAGCATTCGGATTTGTGCGAGGTACGTTTGGTTTGAACGAGGAGAGACGTTCAAGCGTGTAGTTCGAAACTGGAACATTTAAAGGATAATAATTATCCATGTTCAGTGCGTGTGTGTGTGTGTTAAGAATCAGTTCTGGGGCTTCTGAGTAGACTTTGAT